TTACGATAACGGCTGACAATAAACAAGCCGTTCAAAATATACAGGAAACTGTTACTGCCACAACTCAAATGGGTGCTGCCTTTCAAAGGGTTGCACCTGCAACTAATCAAGTTAATCAGGCATTAGTAAATGTTTCAAGGGTTGCTCAAGATGCTCCGTATGGTTTTATTGGTATTGCGAATAACTTAAACCCTTTATTAGAATCATTCCAAAGATTAAAAGAGACAACAGGTTCAGCAGGTAGTGCTTTAAAAGAGATGGCAAAGGGTTTAATGGGTCCAGCAGGTATCGGTCTTGCATTGGGTGTGGTTTCATCTTTGATAGTAGCATTTGGTCCGAAAATAGCAAAGTTTATTAATGGTACAAATGAAGCAAGTGAAGCACAAGATAAATTTAAGGAAAGTTTAGATAAGGCACGAGCATCCGCAAGTGAAAGTGGTATTAAATTACTTGCATATATTAGAGTTGCTGAAGATGCAACAAATACTGATGCTAGGAGAAAAGAAGCATTAGATGCAGTTAGAAGCGAATTAAGTAAAGTAAATGCTTCATACACTACTACAATTAAGACAACCGATGATGCTAGAAAAGCAGTTACATTATATACTGATGCTTTAGTTGCACAAGCAATTACTTCAAGATATATTGATGAAATTGCTGATAAAAATATAAAATTAGCAAATGCTACAAAATTAGCAAAGAAAGCTGGTGAAGATTATGCTGCAACTTTAGAAAGTTCTAAAAAAATGGTCAATGGTTATGTTGATGTTTCGGCAACAATGGCACTCGTAACTAATAGAGATAAAAATGCTTTTGATGCAGCAAAAAAATCAGTAACGGATTTAACAAATGGAATTGCAGATTTAAATAAAGAAGTATTTACAACAATAGATAATGCGTTAAAATCAAATAATCCATACTATGTAATGGATAAAAGTGCAAAAGAATTAGATAAAACTATTATAGAAGTAACTAAAAACTATAAAGCGTTTACTAAATTAACTGCCGAACAAGTTGGAACATTTTTACCAACTGATAAACCTGTTTCACCTGTTGCACCAGCAGCACCACAAATGTTAGGACAAAGAGGTCCATCACAAGCAATTATTGATGCAGCAGCAATATCGGCAGCTGATAAAGAATTAGCTAAATTTAATTACTTATTAAATGAGGCTGCTACAACGGCAACATTTTTAGCAGATGGAGTTGGTAATATATTTCAATCAATTGCTCAAGGTCAAAATATTGGAGAATCAGTTTTAAGTGTATTTAAGGATTTAACTTTACAACTTGCTCAAATGGTTGTAAAGGCTTTAGTATTTAAAGCAATTATGAGTGCGTTAGGAATGGGTAAGGTTGTTGGAACAACAAGTGATTTAACAGGTGGTTTATTAGGTGGATTAGGAAAGTTATTAGGATTTACTCCAATGGCAGAAGGTGGAATAGTAAGCAAACCAACATTTGCAATGGTAGGTGAGGGTGGCGAAAGTGAAGCCGTTATGCCTTTATCTAAATTAGATAGTATATTAGGTAGTGCATTTACAAGTGGTGCTAATTCAGGTGGTGGAATGAGTAGCGGTTCATTTGTATTAAGAGGAAATGATTTGGTTTTAGCATTACAAAGGTCTAATTCATCATTAAATTTAAGGAGAGGTGGCATATAACTTAAAATACCAAATAACTGCTGCAACCAAAAACAATGAAGTTGCGGTTGTAGAAATGTATATTGATGAAGTAGTCGCTGCGGTAATTGAATATCCTGCAACTGCAATTCAATTGCAATACATCCCTAGAAGCGATGATATTTACGAACCTATTTATGCAAGTCAATTAAATGTCAGTATTGATGTAACGGATGATGATGCTAATATGCCTGACTTTACAACATTGAACGATAGGAAATATTTAGTTAAATTATTTATAGATGAGGTAATTTATTGGCAAGGTTGGGTTTTAAGTGATCTTGTTCAATACTCATTTACCACAGGTAGAAAAGAATTAGCTTTTAATGCTATTGATGGACTTGGAATGTTAGATTATATTCCTTTTACATTTACGGAAACTAATGTAGCAGGTAACACTAAATTAAGCCCACAAACAGTACTTTACTTTTTATATAGTTGTTTAGGTGAAATAGGATTCCCAACAGGATTGAATTTAATAACTGCTTGTTCTTATTATGCAGCTGGAATGGATAATCGTGGTGATGGTAGCGAATATGAACCATTTAATCAAAGCTATTTACGACCTGTTTACTTTCAAAATGATGATGAAACATACGAAACTTGTTTAATTGTTTTGACTAAAATATTAAAGTCATTTGGTTGCAAAATTTATCAAGCCAATGGGAAATGGATGATTGTAGCAGTTAATGAGTTTGCTGCTGCTCCATATTTTGCTTACACTTACTTTACGGAATACGATGCAGATGGCTTATTAGTAGATTCAGGCACATTTAATACATTAAGCGAAATACAACCATATACAGGAAATACAAGCGGTTTATACTTTACTAATAATAGCCAAATGAAGCTATTTAAGAAAGGTTATAACAATTTCAATTATAGATACGATATCAGTTACGCACCTAATTATATTTCAAATTCAAACCTAAAGAATTTAACGAGTGGATTTCCTACATTATGGGGAACATTTAATCAAGGTTCAGGTGGAAGCGTATCGGTTGTAAATAAACCATATGAGGCAAGTGATTGGTTTTATATGATATTAGGAACATCAACAGGGGTTACAGGATTAACCGAAGTTCATACAAATCCTGTTGGATATGTAACGGCAAATGACACATTAACATATACTCAAACATTTTATGCTCAACCTGTTGACAAAGTAAGAGGACAAATTCAAATACAATTAACTGGAATAGGCGGTGGTGCTGCAATTTACTATATCAATGTTGATGGCATTTGGCAAGATGCTTCAGTTGCACCTTTTGATAATTATTATCAAGTTCCTTTAGTAGAGGAAGATAAAATAAACACAGTTACAATAACAACTCCACCAATACCTGAAAATGGCACTTTGGCAATTACTTATATGCTTACAAGGGATATATTTGATTGTGCTACCTATGCAAAAGTTGGTGCATTTGGATTGACATTTAATTCGCCTTTATCATTGATTACATCTACTTCAATAATTGATGCAAATAACCAATATCAATTAGAAATGGATTTGCCATTAGGTTATCCTATCTATGATGGTGATGGTGTTGATAGAACACAAGCTAATATGGCTTACGGAACTATACAACAATTAGTATCAGGTAACTTTGTATCAGCCACAGGATGGTATCGTTACGGACCTTATACAACCCCTACGGATGGTTTAAGCCAAACTATAATGAAGGAATATATAAACAATTATAGAAGGAACTTGATAAATGTTGATTGTAACTTATTTGGAATAACAACAACTAACGGCAATTTTGCTGCTAATAAGCTATTACAAATATTAGATACTGACCCAGCACAAATAAACATTGAAGATAATAGATATATGACAGGGAATATGACTATTGACATAGTAGGATGTGAAACTCAAGCTACTTTATTAGATATTTCAAATGTGGAAATTTCAAGCACAATAGAAACAATATTCACAGTAAACGGCGTACCTTTTAATTAATTAACTTTGTAATATGGCAGACAATGTAATTGGAAAGAATATAATGTTGTATTATCACGAACCAGCTTCGGAAACTTATCCTGAAGGTAGGGATATTCCGTTTTCGTGTTCTACAAATTGCACATTTAGTGTAAGCGTTGACCAAAAAGAGGTAACAAGCCAAACTTCTGCGTGGTATAGAGAATACAAGAACGATACTGCAACTTGGAGTGTAACTTGTGATGGTCTTATAACTTTGGATGGTTATGGCTATTTATTCTTATTACAACAACAACAAGACCGCACTACAATTTTAGTAAAGTTTGTTATTGATAACGGAATTGATGGGTTGGTGGTAATTAGTGGTAATTGTAACTTAACAAGTTTACAAATAAACGCACCTTATAAAGACATAGCAACGTATAGTTTATCGTTACAGGGTACAGGTGCTTATGGAACAACAGGAACGACAATCAATCCAAGTGGAACAGTTATTGTTGCTGGAGGTGCAGTTTACACAAAAGGAACTATTGCAGCAGGTGGAGAAACTACTATTACTTATTCGGATATGATAGGTAAGGCTTGTCTTTATGTTTCTCGTGGTGGTATAGATGTTCAAGATATATTGATTACAGGAACTCCAGTTGATGAGCAAGTGAAGTGGGTAAGTGCGACAGGGATTTTGACATTTGGAAGGGTATTAGAAAGTGGTGAGTTTATTAGGGCATTATTTCAATAATAATTTAGTTATAAATTAAAATACGATGGCAAATCAAATTGTAGTTTCAGCAGGTGCGAAAGTGAGGAATTTAAATGGAGTTTTAACAGGAACAACAGGTGTAGTTAGTTCAGTTCCTTTGGGTGCTGCTAATGGTGTAGCTACTTTGGATAGCGGTGGGAAAGTTCCTGTATCACAATTACCTTCATCGGTGGTTACTTATTTAGGTACTTGGAATGCTGCAACAAATACACCTACTTTAGTAAATGGTGTTGGAGATGCTGGGGATATGTATATTTGTAATGTTGCTGGAACTGTCAATTTTGGTGCTGGTCCTGTAACATTTGCGGTTGGAGATTGGGTTTTATATGGTTCAGGAACTTGGCAGAAATCAAACGGACAAAATGGAACAGTTACGAGTGTTGCGGTTACCGAAAGCGGTGATAGTTTAAATATCACAGGCTCACCAATTACTACCAGCGGAACGATTAATATAGGATTCAACGGAACTAATTTACAATATGTAAACGGAGCAGGAAACTTGACAACATTCCCTACTTTAATCACTTCCATAGGTTTGTCTATGCCGAGTGCTTTTAGTGTCGCAAATAGCCCCTTAACGGCTAATGGAACGATTGCAGTAACAGGAGCAGGTGTTGCTTCACAATATATCAGGGGAGATGGTACTTTAGCTAGTTTTCCAACAGGAGGTGGTGGCGGTTCTTCGGTTTCGTATTATCTTAACGGA